TGTGAAACATCTAGGCTTTGCTGTAGCCAGCCTGCGTTATCTTGACTAATATATAAGCGCATATAGCTAGAAGACCCCGAAATATAAAGAGTGACGTTTACGGGAGTTCCAGAAAAGTTAAAGTTGTTGGTCATACAGCTACCAGTGCTTTCTCGTCCAGATGTGGATGCGCTTGGAAAAGGCAAACCAACAATACTCATATCGCCTGAACCTGTATGATTTGATAGCTGATAATCAAAGTTCAAAGTAACCACTTTTCCGACTTTTACATAAGTGCCATTTTGAAATCCGTAAGTCCCAGTGCCAGCAACAGAGGAACCCTCAATAGCAGGCGTCCAAGTCCCGCTCTCATAGTCATCCAGCTTATTAGCCGACCCAGTGCCGCCAAGGTAGACACCGCCAGAGAGGTAGAGGTCTTTATATCGACCAGATGCCCAGCCCAAACTTATTGCTGCATCCCTAACGCTGTTAGTGCTTGTGTTCCAAGGATTTAGAACATCCAAATCAGCCGCAAAGTGAAGGCCTGTATCACCTGTTCCTACGAATGAGTTTGAGCCAGAAACCCCAACGACCCCCACACTGGCACCGTCTTTGCGGAACTGCATAATGTCGCCATCTGATGTTGTACGGTTTACAAACATCACGGGGTTTCCGCTGCGAGCTACTTCAATCGCACCGCTTGCATTAATGTTAATGCCTGATGTTCCAGAACCACCAGATGCTGCACCCGTAGAGGTAGCCCCCACCAAGAGGTTGCCCGAAGAGTCGAGGCGTATGGCTTCACTAAAATTAGAATCGCTTCCCCTGTTTGCATAAGGCTGATGCCCAAAAGACATTGTGTGTCCAGTTGTCATCATAAACGAACAGCCGCCACTACCTATTCCCATTTCTAGGTGTTTGCTACCATTATTATCTACACCTAATTTAGCATCACTAGCCTGAACAACAACGGTGCCTTGAGGTGCGTCAGTTCCGATTCCGATTTTGCCCGCTGCTGTGAGGCGCATGCGCTCCGCTTGACCAGCACCAGAAGAACCAGTGTCAAAGGTCATGTGACCGCCGTTATCGACAGAAATTGTGCCTACACCATTAGATCCAGAATTTACGAAAAGGCCCAATGTGGGAGGTGTAGTGTCAGGGGTGCGGATCATACCGACAGCATTTGCGGCAGACACGTCAAAAGTGTAAGACGGACTCGTCCCAATCCCCAAGCTCTCCGCACTCGCATCCCAGAAGAACTTTGGCGTGGTGCCTGTGTCCTCGTAGAAGCTAATGTCGCCTGTTTGACCTACTGTAAGCGTATTTGCAGAACCATCTAAATTCTTAAATGTATGTTGGAAAGAGTTATAATAGTTGTAGCTTGGTTGAAGCTGTATTCTGTTACCACTGCTGTGTTCAATTAAAGGATAGTTTGCGCCTGTCGCTTGAACAGTCAGCCCATCGCTGGTCAAAACCCCCGTGATGTTGACACCGCCGCTTTCTGTGGCGAGTTTGATTGAATTGTCGTACCTTAAATCAACAGCGCCATTGTCATTAAATGACGCATAATATTCTGTCTGGGCTGGGTTCATAAAGTGAATTGCGCCTGATCCACATATAAAAAGATTTCCAGTTCCAGTATCTATGATATTAGACGCACTTCCGTCATGGAACACTTCAAGGTCAGACCCAGCGCCGAAGATGGCTTTGCCATTGTCAGCAAATGTTGCGTTGCCTGTTACAGTAAGGTTAGCTGCTGTAGTAGTACCAGTGAATGCTTGATCTGCGACAGTAAATGCACTAAAAGCGACAACCTCAAGGATGTCACCTGATGCTGCACCAGAGGCTAACACAACGTCACTACCATTGGTTGCAGTATAGTCTGCTGCTGCTAGTTTGACACCGTTGAGATACACATCAATGAACTGTGGCGTGTACCCTGCAGTAGCAAAGCTAGTCTGACCACTGGTAGCAGTAAAAGCTTCTCTATTCTGTGTAGCCTGTGGTACTGGCGCTGGGCCTATGTATCCTGCCATTAGTTAGCCTCCAGTGTAGCAACTCGTGCTTTTAAGTCTGTAATCTCATCAAGTGCTTCTTGCAGTGCAGCCGTCAGTAGCGGCACTAACTTGCTTTGGTCAATGCCTTGGTAGACAGGATTGCCATCTGCATCGACTGCGTCTTTCTCGCCAGTCACAGCCTCTGGGACAACAACCTGTGCTTCATGTGCAAGGAAACCATCGACACGAGTACCGTCTGCAATCCACTCAAAGTTCACTGGGTTCAGTGCTTGGACACGGGCAGATGCACCTGTCATGGGTTGTGCGTCAGTCTTTAGGCGGTAGTCTGAGGATGTGTTGTAGGATGTAGCAGAACCAGAAAGATTGATGCTGCCAATACTCCCATTTGGGTTGTAAAATACTGCAACGTTTTCTGACGTGGTAACAGTCGTTCCTAATTGTAAAATAGTTCTTCCACCAGATTGTCCCGTTTCAAATCCTGCTCCACCCCCACCACCCGAAGGCAAACCTGCGCAACCCACCAGCAAGTTACCGCTCGCATCGATGTTTATTCTGTCAGACCCAGCAGTAGTATCAATAATACGAAAGCTACCATTGCCATTCTTTATCTCGTAGTCAGGGTTGTTGTCATTATCAACCAACTTGATAGATGGGCCAGCACTTTCCAGATGAAGCAATGCACTAGGCGAACTCGTCCCAATCCCAACATTACCGCTGCTGTCGATGCGCATGCGTTCTGAGGCGTTCGTAATAAAGTACATATCATTGGTAGCAACCCCAATCATATTACCGTCATTAGTGCTGTTGCTATCTTCAATAATAATGTTTGCTTCTGCGTCTGAACTCTCAAACTTAGCTGTGTAGTTGTAACCACCGCCAGCAACTAAAAGCCCTACGTTATTGCCACTTTGAGCAATCTCAAGATTTGCACTAGGCGAACTCGTCCCAATCCCAACATTAGCTGATGGACTTAAAATTAAATCACCATCAGTAACAGTAATTACTCCATTGGCTGCACCTGCTGAACCTGTATCAACAACTTGCAACTTCATTGAGTCGCCAGATGCAGTATTAATGTTTACGCCAAAATCACCACCTGTTGATGACTTTAGAACGATGCCTTCGTTAAAAGTTGCTCTACCCGCTTGAGACATATCAAGGGTAAGGGCAGTTATATTTGAACCACCATCGTTACCTTTAAATACAATGTCTCCATCAGAAACTGTAGACTCTATAGTAAAATTAGTTGGTGTTGACTCCGTACCAAATTGACCAAAAGTTGTTCCACCTTTCTGAAAGAATATTTGTTGACCACCTGCATCAAGATTAATATCTCCTGCAACATCTAGTGTTAAATCGCCAGAAGCATTAGATATATTACCTGTGACCTGTATGCCTGTGCTGGTGGTGGCGATTTTGGCAGAGTTGTCGTAATACAAGGTTACTGCGCCATCAGTATCAAATGTCGCCATTAACTCTGATGTACCTTTGTCAATACTTACGCCAGTACCGTTACTTGTAATATGTAACTTGCCAGTGCCGACATCTTGCACATAACTGTTATTACCGTTGTGGTAAATCTGTAGGTCAGACCCAGCACCGAAGATGGCTTTGTCGTTATCACGAAAGGAAAGATCACCATCTATATTGGCATCACCATTAATATCAGCCCCAGTGGTACTGAGGTTGACCGCCTTAGAACCGATATATCCTGCCATTAGGTTTGCTCCAACACAGAGATAATTGCATCAACAGAGGATGCTGTATCTGATGTAACTACAATAGTTTCAGTAGCCTCTGCTATAATCTTGCCATCTAAAACAGATAAAGCTGACCCTGCAGGTACAGGAGCAGCCTTTACAATGTAAGTAGACCCTAACTGAACATCAACTAAGATCTGACTAGTGGTTCTGTTAGATAAGTTAAGACCAATGAGGATAGCTGTAGTAGAACCAGGAACCGTATATACAGTTGTAGCACCTGTTCCTACACTAGCTGAAACATAATTCTTAAACGTGTTTGCCATAATATTATCCTAGCGCAATAGCCAAAGCTGTGGCCTGATCTGCTGCTTCCCTATCTGTGTACTCTGTTGTAGCAAGCTTAGTGCTGTTATCACTACCACTCTGAGTAACACCAGTAGTAGCACTCGTAATAGTACCGCTAAGTTGCCCTGCAAAGGTTGTAGCTGTATTTGTACCTGTTACATCTAGTGACTTGTTAAAGACAAACTTATCACCAGTATCAGCATAAGTTAGTGTAGCACTTGCACCATCTATTGTCAACCCTGCACCGTTAGCTGCAGCAGAATTAGCCGCCCCACTAGCTAAGACAAGGTTCTTATCATCTAGTGTAACTGTAGTACTGTTGATTGTGGTGGTTGTGCCATCTACCTGCAAGTTACCAGCAACAACAAGAGTACCTGTATCATCGCCATGTGTAGCAGGGTCAATAGTGAAAGTAGATGGGCCTCTGAGGTAACCACTTGTATTAATGTTACCTACAGCTAATACATCACTGGCGTCTAAGTATACTGACTTCTCAGCAGGATAAGTGATGAATATGTCTTTAGTACCAGAAGTAAAGTTAACTGCATTACCACTGTTACTACTCTCTAAGACAGTAGTACGTGTAAGAGTGCTTGAACTGTAAGTACCTAAACCTACTTCAAACTCAGCAGTGTCTCTGTGTACGATAGAGTAGTATGTAGTATCACTATCTGAGAGAACACCACTGAAAGCTTGAAAGCCAGCCACTGCGCCAGCTAGAGTTACAGCACCTGTGCCTGTAGTTGTAGTAGTTTCTTTTACTCTATCCTTGACAACAAGAGCCATAACTATGCTCCCTTATGCGATACGAATAATTGCTGTAGATGCAGCCGCTGCTGGGAATTGTACCACAAAGTCACCATTAGTAGATGTCTTAGTACCACCAAAGTCAATAGTAGCAATAGCTTTATTTGCTTGTGAAGTGTTATAGATGATACAACCGTCTGCTGATACTGTAGCGGATGCCCAAGTTGTATCTGTAAAGTCTATGATAGCAGTAGAGCTATCTAGTGAAATAGTAGCACCAGCCAGAGTGTTGCCACCTGTAGTGTAATTAGTACCAGTAGCCTCATCTGAGTTACCAGTAACGTCACTATAATTAGTTGTAGCTGCACCATACGTACCAGTAGGAGAAGCCTTGATTAGAGCAATTTTAAGTGTGTTGGTATCTAAGTCGTGAACGCCCCCAAGTAGCTCTTGCTTGAAGCTGTTACACATCGCTGTAGTGATTGCCATAGGAGTGTCCCTTTAAAATAAGCACAAAGGGGCCAGCATGTAGCCAGCCCCCATGTTTATAGGTGTATTAAGCAGCGTTGTATACTGCAGTAACTAGAGCCTCTGGACGAAGAATTTTACGCCCGTAAAGATGCATACCGCGAACAATATCAGCGAATGAATCTGGGTCACGGTAAGTCTCAACTTTGTTGAGTTGCTGTGCAGAAGCAACAGCAGAATCGTGTCCAGCTACAATAACGCCATAGTTATCGTCCTGTGCAGTTGTACCTGTAGTACCAGCGCCAGTGCCCTTCGCAGGAAGGTTGTTTGACTGGTAGATACGGAAGCCATGCAGGTTGTTAAGTACCAGACCGTTTTGCAGTCCTGCACCACCGAAGTCTGCGTTCAATACGCGAGAATCTTCGTCTTTCAACATTTCCATAAATACGGCGTCAACACACAGCCAACGACCACGAGTATCAACATTAGCCTGATCCATAATGCGACCCATACGGGCTACAACTTGGAGAGGTGTTGCTGTGGCGGTTGATGCGGCTGTTGCACCACCGAAGCGAGGAGCCAACGGAATTGAGTCACCAGTTGTACCTGCAGAAGCAGAAGTGGTAATGTTTCCGAAGTCTGACATATCCAACTTGTTAGCAGTCAGAAGTTCACCCGTCAAGTCACCTGCAGTTTGGTGTGAAGCAGTACCGCTTACGGAACTAACTACAGCACCCGCAGTAGTGTAACCAGACATATAGGACAATACGTCAGCATCCATAGCGTCAGCCATTTTATATGCTGCACGATCAGATGACAAGCGCATAAAGTCGTGATGGGCTTGCTGCTCTTCAATATCGTCAAGCTTGAAGGCAAAGTAGTTGGCTTTGTCGATAGTCAACTGAAAGTCATTGTCAACGAGGTCTTGCGCCGAAACGGTTGTACCACGTAGCAATGCATTTACAGTGATATCTGGCTCCTTAAGAATACGCACTGTATCCCCTTGGTTCGCAATCTCACCAAAATATTCTGAGTTAGTAATTGCATTTACAGTAGCAGCCTTGCGAAACGCAATCTGTGCCTGCTTTGAGTAGATAACGCTGGAGAATACTCCATTGTCAAGGTTGGTATAGCTATTAGCTTTTCCAAATGCAGCCATAATTAATCTCCTTATAGATATGACCGTTGAGTTTTACAGATCAATATCC